TTGCCTGATGCAGCGATAAGCGCAGGAAACACCATAGACATTGTGAACAGCGGTGCGCCGGTAATGGTGAAACCTGCAAATAACAACGTGTTGTTGAAGGTGCCTGGTAACAGCGATGCTCTGCCATCTGCGTTCATGCTTACCGGCAGTGGTCAGCTGGTTCAGTCAGGTGTTGAAGGCCAGACGTGGGTGGCGGCCAGTGGAAATTTCTCCCGAACAGTAAGTGAGTAAGTGCGATGGCGACCAAAAAAATCACCTTAACGGATGAGTGGCAGCAGATCACCACGGGCTCGGAGTCTGTTTTTATTCAGTCCCGATACGGAAAAGTGGCGATTTGTGAGAGCCAGACTCGGCCAGCAGATGATTACCCGTCAATCAACATAATGGAGGCCAATATCTGTCCTCCGTCGGTTATCTGGGCAAGAGCATGTATTCCTGGAACTGTCCTGGTAATTGTTGAACCCGGGGAATAGGACAACTTAATGAGTTGTTCCACAAAGAGGGGTACTAATACCTGATTGTTCAACACCGCCTCCGGGCGGTTTTTTTATGCCTGAAAAAGAGAAAATTATGGCAAAACCAGACTGGGAGGCCATCGAGTCAGCCTACCGGGCTGGCTTGCTGTCTCTCCGCGAAATCGCATCACAACACGGTATCAGTGAAGGGGCCATTAGAAAGCGCGCAAAGCGTGATGACTGGTCACGTGACCTTAACGCCAAAGTTAAGGAACGCGCCGACGACCTGGTACGCAAAGCAGAGGTACGCAAGAAGGTACGCAGCGAGAACGCACTGACCGAACGCGTACTGATTGAGGCGACAGCCGAGGTAATAGCTAACGTTCGGATGGAACACAGAGGTGATATCCGCCGGGCGCGTGAGATCACCAACATGCTCTTTGATGAGCTGGCGGCTGAATGTACCGACGTTGACGCACTGGAAAAGCTCGGCGAGATGATGTGCTGTCCTGACGACAAGGGGCGCGACAAACTGAACGAGCTGTATCACTCGATCATTTCGATGCCTGAGCGCGTGAAGTCGGCTAAGGCGCTTTCTGAGGCGTTAAAGAACCTCATCGGTCTTGAGCGCCAGGCTTATGACATTGGTAGCACCACCGCCGACGATACTACTCAAAAGCTGTCTGATCTGATGGATGAGCTTTCAGGGGGGGCCTGATGGCGCTTAGACCTGAACATCTCGCCAGGCTTAGGGATAAGTTCTGGCGGCTTAACCATCTTTACTGGATCACCGACAAGCGCGGTAAGCCGGTACGCTTCAAAATGACCCCGGAGCAGTTGGCCTACTTCGAGGGGATGCACACACGAAACATCATCCTGAAAGCGCGCCAGCTCGGTTTTACAACGCTGGTGTGCATCATTCAGCTCGATGCCGCGCTGTTCGAGGGTGCAAAGTGCGCGCTTATCGCTCACACCCTCAACGACGCAAAACGACTTTTCCGAGAGAAAATCAAATATGCCTGGGAGCGACTGCCTGCCGAAATACGGGCGGCTAATCCTGCGTCTAATGATGCCGCTGGTGAGCTGGTTTTTAAGAAGGGCGGCTCGCTCTACGTTTCGACGTCTTTTCGTGGCGGCACGCTGCGCTATCTTCACGTTTCCGAGTTCGGGAAGATCTGCGCGAAGTACCCGGACAAGGCGCGCGAAATTGTCACGGGTGCTTTTGAGGCTGTTTCAGCTGACTGTTTCACGACGATTGAAAGCACAGCAGAAGGCCGTGCGGGCTATTTCTTCGATTATTGCCAGCTTGCGGAAAAAGCGGCGCTATCTGGTGCTCCCCTCTCTCAACTAAGCTGGAAATTCTTCTTTTTCAGCTGGTGGATGAACCCCCAGTATGCAATCGACCCCGTAGAGCCGCTATCGCAGCGCCTGCGCGATTATTTCTATGAACTGGAGGCGAAGCACCGCCTTACGCTCAACGACCGCCAGAAAGCGTGGTATCAGGCAAAAGAAACCACCCTCGGCGACTACATGAAGCGGGAATACCCGTCGATCCCCGCAGAGGCGTTCCAGCAGTCCGTTGAAGGTGCTTATTACGCGAAACAGTTCGCTGTTCTCTACGCACAGCGCCGCATCGGTGAACTGCCGGATAACGATCACCTTCCTGTTTACACGTTCTGGGATATCGGCGTGGGTGACTCCACGGCGATCTGGTTTGTGCGCGTGGTGGGGGATGAGTTCCACGTCGTGGACTTCTACGAGAACAGCGGCGAAGGGCTTCGCCACTACATGAAGATCCTCAAGGAAAAGGGCTACACCTACGCCGAACACTGGGCGCCACACGATATCGACAACCGCGAGTTTGCGAACGATGGCAAATCCCGCCGCCAGCTGGCGCGCGAGGGCTACGAGGTTGACGGCGAAATCTATTCCATCTCGTTCAGTGTGGTGCCGAAGCTCGGCGTGCATGAAGGGATTGAGCTGGTGCGCGAAATCCTGCCCCGCTGCGCCTTTGACAGCGTGAAATGCGAGGAAGGGATAAGCCACCTGGAAGCCTACCGCAAAGAGTGGGACGCCAAACGCGGCTGCTGGAAAGACAACCCTTTGCACGACTTCACTTCACACGCCTCGGACAGCTTCCGCTACTTCGCTGTAGCAATGAGCCGCACTAAACCGGCGACAAACATCAAGATGGGAATTAGCTACTGATGGCAGACCTGAATATCGATTTTCACCACCCCGCCTGGTCAGAGTTCGCCGACGAGTGGCAGATGGTGACCGACTGCGTGGACGGTGAGCGCGCCGTTAAGCGCAAAGGCAAGCGCCGGATGGTGTACCTGCCGCACCCGTCCAGCGACTGGCAGACCAGCGATCCAGAGTGCATCCGTTATGATGCTTACCTTAAACGCGCGCCGTTTCTGAATGCCACCGGGCGCACCTTACAGGGGCTGCTGGGCATCGCGTTTGCCAAACCCTTAAAGATTGAGCTGACCGGCGCGCTGGAGGTGCTGGCGGGCGACGTTGACGGCCAGGGCTTATCACTCGATCAGTTGGCGCGTGATGCGGTATCGCAGAGCCTGCAAAAAGGTCGGGCCGGTATCCTGACTGACTACACCGGCAGCGGCGAGCAACCGCTGGCGCGTACCGGACGCCCGCTGCTGAAACTCTACAAGGCCGCGCAGATCATCAACTGGCGTGTGACCAACGGCAAGACCTCCCTGGTTGTGCTGAAAGAGTGGGAGGCGGTGGATCTCCCTGACGAGTTCCGGCTTGAGCTGCGCCTGAAATGGACAGAGCTTCGCCTGATTGATGGAAAAGCCCATGTGCGCATCTGGAAGCAATCCGCTGAGGAAGGCGTGAAGGCTACCAACCTGGCACCGATTCGCGACAAGGCGGGCAAAGCGCTAACCGATCTGCCGTGGTCATGGATTGGGGCCAACAACAACGACCACACGCCGGATGCGCCGCCGCTGGCGGATATCGCCTCGATGAACATCAAGCACTATCAGGCAGAAGCGGATATCGCAGAGATCGCTCACCTTTGCGGAAACCCGACGCCCACCGCTGCCGGGCTTTCGATGGAATGGGCGGATAAATACCTTAAAGATGGGATTCGCATCGGCTCCACTACCGGCGTGCTCCTGCCTGCTGGTGGGAAGCTCGAAATTGTCCAGGCTGAGGATCGCAATCTGCCTATTGTCGTTGCCGAACGTCGCGAGAAACAGATGGCGATGCTCGGCGCGAAGCTGGTAGAGCGCGGCACCGCAGCCAGAACTGCCACGCAGGCCGCTGATGAGGCGCAGACCGATAACTCCATCCTGTCTCTCTGCGTGGGGAACGTGGAAGCCGCCATAAATCGCGCTCTCGCGTTCGCTGCTGCGTTTGCTGGCGGTAGCGGCACGATTACCATCAATAAGCGCTACGAAGTCGCACAGCTCGACTCTCAAGCCATTACGGCCCTGCTGGCTGCGGTGCAGTCCGGGAAAATGCTGCTGGTGGATTTCATCCGTTATATGCAGTCAATTGGCCTGGTCGATCCGACGGTAAGCCCGGAGGAAGTGGAAACCGCCCTGAGGGCGCAGAACGACCTGGCCGGGAGCCTGAACGATGGCGGCGACGATTAACGACCAGTTACGCGATGAGGCGATCAGCCATGCGCTCTACGTGGCGCGCTATGGCAACGGCGCTGCCCGCAAGATGATCCGGTTACTCAACGAGGCCGACGCGCTGCTTTCTGCCGAACTGCTGAATGTGCTGGATGGCGTGGACGCGGCTACGTGGAGCGAGCGCCGTCTGGCCTCCCTGCTGGCGTCTGTGCGCCGTCTTAATCGGAAGGCATATCAGCCCGTCACCGAGGCGCTGAAAAGCGAGCTGGAGGCGTTTGCGGAGCATGAGGCGGGCTATCAGTTTGACCTGTTTAATCAGCTACTGCCGGAGGCAGTGTTAAACCACGTCGAACTACAGGCCATTACACCCGATCAGGTGTATGCCGCCGCCGTTTCGCGACCGTTTCAGGGGCGGCTGCTGTCCGAATGGGCCAACAAACTGGAAGCCGACCGGCTGACAAAAATCACCAACGCGGTGCGCATGGGTTACCTGCTGGGCGAAACCACCGAGGCGATTACCCTGCGCGTGGTCGGCACCAGAGCGGCCAGCCGCGAGGACGGGGCTATTCAGGAGAACCGGCGCAACCTGGCGGCAGTGACCCGAACGGCCATAGCCCACGTTGCCAGCACCGCCCGGCAGTCATTCGCCAGCGCGAACAGCGATCTGGTGAAGGGCAAACAGTGGCTTTCAACGCTCGACACGCGCACCACCACGATCTGCATTGCCCGCGACCGGCTGAAATACACGCTGGACGGGAAACCCATCGGCCATAACGTGCCATACCTGCGCGGGCCGGGCAGGGCGCATTTCTGCTGCCGTTCTACCGAGACGCTGATCCTCAAATCCTGGCGGGAGCTGGGGATCGACATTGACGAGATGGACGCAGGCACCCGCTCAAGCATGGACGGGCAGACACCGGGCGATACCACCTATTCAGAATGGCTACAGCGCCAGCCCTACGACCGACAAAAAGCCGTGCTGGGTAAGGAGCGCGCCGACCTGCTGAGGGCCGGGAAACTTAAGGTGCCGGACTTCTTTAACGACCGGGGGGAATTTCTCACCCTCGATCAGCTGCGACGGCTTGAGCCGCGCGCTTTCGACTAATCCCCAGGGGCTGCCAGCGGCGGCCCTTTTTCTTTCCTGCGGCCAGAGGCCGCGACCATCCCGACGGAGTTGATGATGTTCAAATTCAAGATTGATAAAGCCGCCTTTGACGCGCTGCCGGACGAACACAAGGCCATGTACCAGGAAGCCGGAGACGGTTATCAGATGGCTATTGAGGGGCTGCCGGACGTATCCGGCCTGGAAGCCAAAGTGAACGAACTGCTGGGCGAGAAAAAGGCTGAGAAGGCCAAACGCGAAGCTGCCGAGAAGGCAGCACGCGAAGCGGAAGAGGAAAAAGCCCGCAAAGAAGGCGACGTTACTGCCCTCGAAAACAGCTGGAAACAGAAGCTGTCCGACACGGAAGCGCGCTATCAGAGCCAGATCGAGAGCCTGAACGGCTCGCTGAACACGCTGCTGGTGGACAACGTGGCGCAGAGCCTCGCCACCAAATTAGCAGGCGAAGCCGCGCCGGTCATGCTGCCGCACATCAGGAGCCGCCTGGTGGTGGAAATGCAGGACGGCAAGCCGGTTACTCGCGTGCTTGATGCCAGCGGAAAGCCGTCGGCGCTGACTGTTGACGAGCTGGGCGCGGAGTTCAGCAGCAACAAAGCCTTTGCGGGCGTGATCATCGGATCAAAAGCAAGCGGCACCGGCGGCGCTGGTGACCCTTCGAACCCTGTCGGCAGCGCTGACGGGCTGGGCGGCAACGACCTTGTGAGCGAAGCCGCGAAAATTATTAAAAATATGGGAACTGAATAATGACTCTCCACATCTTCGAAGCTCAAGTATCTACCGCCGCCACCGAACTGGTGGCCCAGCAGGTGCAGCGATTCAATGAGGCTTCCGGCGGCGCGCTGGTGATGGGATCTGGCGATCACATCGGTGATTACATCGAGCGCACCAGCTGGCAGCTTATCGGCGGCCTGGCGCAGCGCCGAAATGCATACCAGGATGGCGACCTGACCGCGCAGGAGCTGGGCCAGATTCTGGATCGCATGGTAAAAGTTGATGGCCGTATTGGCCCGATTTCGATCACGCCGACTATGATGAAGCGTCTCGGCAAAAGCGTGGATGAGGCGTCTGCCATTGTGGCCGCGCAGGCTACCGCAGCGATGCTTCAGGATTACCTTAACTCCACCTGCGGCGCGCTGCTGGCGGCCATCAAAGGCAACGCCAGCATGATCACCGACCTTTCCAGCGCTGAGGGCGTGAAGCCATCACTGGCGGGCCTGAACAAAGGCGCGCGCCCCATGGGGGATGCGTTCTCGCGTCTGGTGGCGTGGGTGATGGATGGGGCGACCTACAACGATTTCATCGACGAGTCGCTGACCAACGCCAACCGCCTTTTCCAGATCGGCAACGTTAACATCATGCAGGATGGGCTGGGCCGTCGCTTCGTTATCTCCGATATTCCGGCGCTGGCAGACGGCGACCTTCAGCACGTTCTCGGCCTGACCGCTGGCGCTGCTGCGGTGCAGACTTCTCCGCTAAACATGCTGGCGCAGCCGGTACTGGGTAAAGAAAACCTCAAAGCGCTGATGCAGGGCGAATACGATTACACTGTGGGCCTCAAAGGCTATCAGTGGACGGACAGCACCATTAAGTCACCGACTGATGAGCAACTGACCACCACTCAAAACTGGAAGAAAATACGCACGAGCGATAAAGAAACGGCTGGCGTGCTGGTCACGTTTGGTAAAAAAGGTGGCCAACGTCAGCGTAGTAATAGTTAAGGGGCTTCGGCCCCTTTTTTCGTGGAGATCCCCATGATCAATAACGACCCGACGTCCCCGACGTTTAACAGCTATGGCAACGTGGCGGGCCTGATGGCTTTTGCTTCGTCGCGTGGTTATGACGTGCCGGAGGAATCCGCCGAAATGCTGCTGTTTCAGGCGCTCGACTACCTGAACCTGCAACCGTGGGCGGGAAAGCCAGCTAAACGGAGCCAGCCGCTACCGTGGCCGCGTTCTGGCGTGACGGTAGGGGGTGAGCCTTTCCCCGACGATGAAATCCCGCAGGCGCTCATCCAGGCGCAATACCGGCTCGCTGTTTCAGCGCAGGAAATAGACCTGATGCCAGGCCATGGCGGCGCGCAGGCGCTTGAGGAAACTGTGAGCGGCGCGGTTTCCATCAAGTACAGCGAGCAGACGCTGGGATCGGAGGTTTATTTTCCCTGGCTGCGCCAGCTGCTGGGTGAACTGCTGGGGACGGGGGCATCGTCCGTTAACTTTCGCGTGATGAGGGATTGAGCCATGCCGATCAGTTACCCGCGAATGAGGGCCACGGCTAAAAAGCTGCTGACCGGCAACGGCACCACATGGAAGATCACACGGCCAGGCGGGGTTGAGGTGATCGCCGGAGTGGAGCACGCCCGGCCAGAAATCCGCTTCGACGCCGTCGGCGTTCGCAGTGATTACAAGCCCGCAGAGGTGGACGGCACCCTAATCATCGGTGGCGACGTGCGGATCGTCTTTACCGCCGATCAGGCGCTGCTGGTGGGCGATCTGGTGGATATCGACGACACGCAATACCGCATCGTTAACCCGAACCCGGTTAAGCCTGCCGATCTGGTGTTGTGTTACCGCGCACAACTGAGGGCATGACATGAGTGAAAACGCCGCTTTTATGGCTTCCATCAATGCCTTTGTGGACAGGGCTAAGGCCAACCAGGAACAGGTGATCAGGAAGGCATTTCTGAGCATCCACACCCGGCTGGTGATGATGTCACCTGTGTTAACCGGGCGCTTTCGTGGCAACTGGCAGATTGGATTAGACAGCCTGCCGGAAGGTACGCTTGATGTGTACGACAAAACGGGTACCGAAACGATAGCGCGCGGCGCGCTGGTAATTGAGCGGTTTAAGGTGGGCATGAAATCGGTTTACTTCACCAACAACCTGCCCTACGCCTACGCGCTGGAAATGGGGCATTCGCAGAAGGCTCCGGCGGGCATGGTGCGCGTCACTGCGGCAGAGTTTCAGCGCTTCTTTGATGCCGCAGTGAAGGAGGTGCGGAAGTGATCCCCGATATCGCCGCCGCCATGAATGCCCGGCTGGGTGCATGGGCTGACGGCCAGCAAATCCCGCTCATCATTGAGAACTGCCAGGCAGACAAGCCTGCTGGCCTCTTTCTTGAATCGTTCGACATGCCCGCCACGCCGCAGACGCTCGATCTCGGCCAGACCTGCCACGTTTACCCCGGTATTTTTCAGGTGAACGTTGTGGTGCCGGTCGGCAGCGGAACAAGCGCTGGTCGCGCGCTGGCGCGCCAGGTGGCGGCCCTGTTCCCCGAGGGGCAGAGCGTGCAGGGCGACGGCTTTACCTGCTGGATTAGCGCCCGGCCTGCCATCTACGCGGGCGTGCTTAATCCACGAAACACCCGCTACTCAATCCCGGTAAGCATTCCTTACCGCGCTGACATTTCCAGCTAACCCCGGCCACCGCGCCGGTTTTTTTATTTCTGAAGGAGACATTCATGGGTTTTGCATTGCCAAATGGTGCCCACGTTTATCTGGCGTCGGCCTATGGTACGTCGGTTTCATTCAATAACGCGACGAACGCCGAGAACGTCGTGCTCACTGTGGAAGATGCCAGCGAACTGAAAGCTGGCGATATTGTTCACGTTAACTGCAACTGGTCAGGCATTGATAACGTCATTGCGAAAATCGACGCGATCAACGACAACGCCGTCACGCTGCGTAATATCAACACCACCAATACCAACAAATACGCTGCGGGCGGCGGCAGCGGCTCCATCCGAAAGGTGCAGGAATGGACTGAGCTGCCGCAGATCGTTGAGGTATCAAAATCGGGGGGTGACCAGAACACCACTCAAATTCAGTTCCTGAGCGATGACCGCCAGCGCAACCTGAACACCTATAAATCTGCCGTTTCGCAAACCTATTCGATTGCTCACGACTCGACGCTGCCGGTATACGCGCTCCTGCGCCAGCTTGATGAGGGTGAAGAGACGGTGGCCGCGTACATGTACGTGCCAAAGGCGAAAGAAAATCGTTACTGGGCCGCCACGGCGTCTTTCGATGACACCCCGTCAACGGCGGTGAACGAAGTCGAAACGGTGAGTGTGGTGCTCAACCTCCAGTCTCAGGCCATGACGTTCTACAAGGTTGAGTAGGCAAAGCCTGAGGGCACTGCCATCACCGTTACCGCAGAGGTATAACAGTAAGCCCCCGTCAGGGGGCTATTCATTTCAGGAGTCTCTATGACCACCAGATTTACCCTCCAGCCAAAACCCACCTTCAAAGCCGATGTGAAAATCCCGCGTGCGGGTGATGAAGATGGTGTTCTGACGTTCACGTTTAAACATTACTCGCTCGATCAGCTCGCGAAGATGGAAAATCTTGACGAAAAGACGGTACTCGATTTTGTGGCTGACATCGCTGTCGCCTGGGCGCTGCCGGATGAATTCAGCCGCGAGAATCTGGAAACTCTCATGAACAACTACCCAGGCGCACTGAAAGCCATCACCGAAACTTACTATCGCGAACTGCTGGGGAATCGCGAAAAAAACTGATAGCGGTTGCTTCGGCTTTATATACGCCTGAGCCATCGGCGGCTGATCTCGCCCTGTATGGCCTGACCCCGGATGATTACGAAGATGAAACGGTGGAGGTATGGCCGGATGTCTGGCCTGCCTTCTGTGTTTTCCGGGCGATCGGCACGCAGTGGCGCACAGGCATGGGGGGCGCATCCGGTCTCGACTATAACGTCCTGCCCTGGGTAATGCGCCTTCACAATATTAAAGACGAGGCAACCGCGCTTTCGGATATCAGCGTGATGGAACGAACCGCACTGAAAATCATGCATAAAGAGAGGGCGGAATGAGTAACGATATCGCCACCATTAACCTGCGCGTCAATACCGGCGAGCTGGAGCGGGGGAACAGGGCGCTTGATGAATTTCAGCAGGCGGCTGGCAGCGCCGCAAAAGGGGCCGACGATCTTAATTTCAGTTTCCGGGCTGGCGCCGGGAGCCTGAAAAAAAATGCGGCCAGCCTGCGCGAGCAAAAGCAGGAATTACAGGCACTGCTGAATAAAATCAGTCCGGTAAACAGGGCGCTGGATGAGCTGGACACTATCCAGCAGAGCCTTGCCAGTTTTCGTGGCAAATCCCTGTTGAGCCTCGAGCAGTATAAGCGCTACAACGAGATTTTAGAAACCACGCGCACTAAATTGCTGGAAACGCAGGAGGCGGAAACCGCAGAAGGCCGCGCGCGACTGGAACAGGCCAGGGCGGCGCAGCGAGCCGCCGCGACGGCGCAGGCCTTCGTTGCCTCGTTAGAGGAACAGGTGAATGCCATCGGTAAAAACCGTACCGAACTGCTGGAGCTGAAAGCGGCGCAGCTTGGCGTTTCCCAGCAGACCGCACCACTGATCGCCCGTTTGCGCGAGCAGGACGAAGCCTGGAAGAAAGGCGTGATAAGCGCGGGCCAGTATCAGCAGGCGATGCGCATGTTGCCGATGCAGATCACCGATGTGGTGACTTCCCTTGCGTCAGGAATGCCGGTCTGGATGGTTGCCATCCAGCAGGGTGGCCAGATTAAGGACTCATTCGGCGGTGTTGGTAATGCGTTAAAAGCGGTTATGAGCTTGCTCTCCCCGGCGCGGCTGGCGTTCGGCGGCTTGATTGGGGGTGCTGGTTTGCTTGTTACGGCCTGGTATCAGGGCTGTAAGGAAGCAGAAGAATTTAACAAGCAGCTTATCCTGACGGGGAACTATGCTGGCAAAACTGCCGGTCAACTCAATGACCTGGCACGCGCTATCTCGAAGAGTGGTTCCACGCAGGGAGCCGCGGCGGGTGTACTGGCGAAGGTGGTGGGAAGCGGCAAGTTCAGCGGCGAAGAACTGGAGCAGGTGACAAAGGCCGCGCTGGCGATGGAGCGCGCCGTGGGCCAGTCAGTCGAGGCCACGATCAGCAATTTTGAAAAGCTGAAAAATGCCCCTTCGCAGGAATCCGAAGAACTGAATCAGCGCCTGCATTATCTGACCTCTGCCCAGTATGACTATATTTCATCGCTGGAACGCCGGGGCGATAAGGAAGGCGCGGCAGCAGAGGCCGTAAGGCTTTACTCTGAGGCAATGGAACGGCAGGGCAAACAGATCGCCGAAAGCCTCGGCTACATCGAGCGTGCCGCAAATGCGGTTACCAGCGCCGCAAAGGATATGTGGGATCAGCTGTTAAACATTGGCCGCCCGGAGTCAGTGGAAGACAAGCTAAACAAACTCAAAGCCGACCTGGAAGAACGGCAGAAGGCGCTTAAGCCTGAGCGCCAGCGCATGGGTTATGGTTACAGCTACGACAGCAGCGCCGCCAGCCAGGAATATGACCAGCAGCGCAAAAACCAACTGGCTGCGATAGAGCAGGACAAGCTCCACATTGGCCTTCTGGAGCAGGCGTTACAGCTCCATAATGACATGACAGAAGGGCAGAAAAAGGCGCGTGATGCCGACGAAGCCAGATTAAAGTCAATCAGCGAACGAAACCGCCTGATGGATGAGGGCTTAACCAATGCGCAGAAGCGCACGCGGGATCTGATCGAGCTGTGGAAGCAGGTCGCGGCAGCGCCAGACGCATGGAGCAAGGAAGCGCGCCAGACTGCCGTTGAGGTTATCAATAAGCGCTACGCCGAGAAGGAGAAAAAGCCGATAGGAAGCGGCTCGGTTGAACGTTCTTCTGATAATGCCCAACGCGACCTGCTGGCACTGCAAGCCGAGCTGGATGTGCTGCAAAAGCATCGCCAGGCGAATGACGTTATCAGTCAGCAGCGGCGCAACCTCTGGAAAACCGAATCCGAAATCGCCATTCTCACCAAAAAAGCGCGGGAGGAAGGGTTAAGCCAGCAGGAGCAGATCACGCTGGCGGTAGATAAGGCAATACTTGCTTATCGCCAGCAACTTGCCGCTCTGGGGGATAAGGTGGAGCAGCAGAAGAAGCTTAACCAGCTTCACCAGCAGGCAAACACCTTTATTAAACAACAGAACGCCAGACAGGCAGAAATAGATGCCCTTGCTCAAGGAAAAACGCCAGAAGAGGCTCTGCATGACGCATCCCGACAGCGAATTACGGAGCAATACGGTAAGGGCGAGGAAGGCCAGCGGATGCTGGCTAAACAAGAGGAAACGTGGAACAAGGAAGCGCAACTACAGCAAAACTGGCTTGCGGGTGCCAGGCGGGGATGGAATGAATACGGTGAAACTGCAACGGACGTCTATTCACAGATGCAGGACATTAGCAAACAGACTTTCACCGGAATGGCCTCCACCATGACCGACTTCTTCACTACCGGCAAAGCCAGCTTTACTGATTTTCTGAACACGTTCCTGAAAGGGATTGTGCAGATGATAAATCAGCTGGTTGTGTTCAGTGCTATTCAGGGCGCAGCCAAATCTATGTCTGGCTCCGGGGTGGGATGGATTAAGAGTATTGGCGATTTCTTTGTCGGCCACGCTGAGGGGGGTTATACGGGTGATGGTGGCAAATACGAGCCAAAAGGGATTGTGCATGGCGGGGAGTTTGTGTTTACAAAAGAGGCCACAAAAGCTCTTGGGGTGAACAATCTCTACGCACTGATGCGTAGCGCTCAGGGTTATGCCAATGGCGGATATGTGGGTAAAGCGCCAATGGTCGGGTTAACAGGTAATGGCGGTGCTGGTGGTAATATCAGCATCAACACCTCCGTGTCTGTCACGACCGGTAATCAGACCCCGCAAGCTGGCGAAACAGGGAGTTCTGACGCTATGAAAAGGGCGTATCAACAGACCATCGACAAGTCTATTCGGGAGGGTATCCTGAAAGAAACCCGTCCTGGTGGCATCATCTGGAACGCGACAAAATCACGTTAAATTGATTTTGATCAAAGTTTTGGGTTTCTCCACCGCTACGCTTTTCTTTTTTTTCTGAGGGAAATGCATGAAGTATCTTGGTTGGACAGTGTTGCTGGTTGGTGTGCTATGGGCGGTTGTGGCCCTGAACATGGATGTTAGCGTTGAGACTGGCTATGGCACCAGGGTAAACAACATTGGTCTGATGGCAGCGCGTCAGAATCACATTATCATTGGTGCCTTTATCACTCTTTGTGGCCTTCTGATGGCTATATTTGGCGGCAGAAAGGATGATTCAGGCCCATTGGTTAAATGTCCATTCTGTGCGGAACTGGTAAAGTCAGAGGCCGTTAAGTGCAAACACTGTGGTAGTGACTTAATGCCGACACAGGGCGAAAAAGGAGACCTGTGGATACCTTATCTGTATTTTTCCTCAGCCTGGGGGGAGACATCTGTTAATCGCGGAGCTGTTGCTGATTTGGTTTGTTATTTATTGTCCGCAAATAGCAATATGCAGCGCAAAGAGATAATTGAAAAATACCAGCAACGTATTGACACACTCGCAAAGGGTATGCCGCCAGCAGTTAGAAGCTCTTTTCTGGATTGTTATAATGAATTAATGCGAGAGGAATGATTGTAGGCCGACAAAGATAGTTATTGAGGTTTTTCTGGTCGCTTCAATTTACTTGCAATATAAAAATTACCCGCCCACCGAGGCGGGTTTTTATTGCCCGGAGGAAACTGAATGGCAATAGAAACCTTCAGCTGGCCGACGCAGATCCAGTCGGGAATGCAGGGCGAATACACCACGACGGTGCGCCGTGCAAAGTTTGGTGACGGTTACGAGCAGGTGGCCGCCGACGGCATCAACCCGGAGTTTCAGCGCTGGCCTGTTGTGATGACCGGCACCCGAAGCGAGATGCTGGCTGTGCTGGCCTTTGTGCGCCGCCACGTCGTGAAATCCTTTATCTGGACGGCACCGAACGGTGAAACGAGCCTCTGGCGCGTTGATCCTGATTCCATCCGTTCCGCGCCGCTTTCCAGCAACGTGATGACCATCAACGCCACATTCACACAGGCATACGCACCATGAGTACCACTGACCGCCCCGTAAAACTTTACCGTGATTATCAGCAACTGGAGCCGGGCAACACGATCCGGCTTTTTGAAGTGAGCGGTGAGTCGTTCGGTATGCCCGACGTGCTGCGCTTCCATGCCTACAACCTGCCGCACACCGCCGACGAAATCGCCGCAGCGGGTGGCGATGAGAGCAAGCTGGCGGCCAAATCCATCTGGTGGCAGGGCGAAGAATATTCCGCCTGGCCGTGCCAGATAGACGGCATCGAGGCCTCCACCGACGGCAGCGGCGCACAACCGAAGCTGACGGTTGCGAACCTGGACGCCTCGATCACCGCGCTCTGCCTCGCCTATGACGACCTGCTTAAAGCGAAGGTGACCATCCGCGACACGCTGGCGCAGTATCTTGATGCGCGCAACTTCCCGGACGGGAACTCCACGGCAGACCCGGCGCAGGAGATCCGGCGCGTTTACTACATCAACAGCAAATCCAGCGAAACGAACGAGACCGTGGAGTTTACGCTGGCAAGTCCGATGGATCTGGAAGGGTTACAGCTGCCGCGCCGCCAGCTGCATTCCCTGTGCACCTGGTGCATTAACGGCAAATACCGCAGCGGCGACGGCTGTAGTTATGCAGACACGCGCTACTTTGACCGGCTGAACAACCCCGTTGACGATCCGGCGCTGGACGTCTGCAACGGCACGCTGACGGCCTGCAAACTGCGATTCGGTGATGCGCAGCCGCTTGACTTTGGCGGATTCCCCGGCACCAGTCTCATCAGGAGTTAATAACCGTGGACGAAAAACTGATTCATGAGATTAAGCGGCACGCGGCGCAGAGCTACCCGCAGGAGTGCTGCGGCCTCATCATCCTGCAGAACGGCCAGCGGCGCTATTTCCCCTGCAGAAACACCGCAGGCAACCCGGCGGAGCATTTCCGTATCGCGCCGGAGGATTACGCCAGCGCCGAAGACCTGGGTGACGTGGTGGGCATCGTTCACAGTCACCCGGACGCCACCAGCCAGCCCAGCGAGCTGGACAGGGCGCAGTGTGACGTTACGGAACTGCCCTGGCATATCGTGAGCTGGCCGGAGGGGGATTTTCGCACCATTTACCCGCGCGGCGAGCTGCCGCTGATTGGCCGCCCGTTTGTGCTGGGCGTTTATGACTGTTACGGGCTGGTTATGTCCTACTACCGGCAGGAGCACGGGATAGAGATCCCCGACAAGCGGCTCAGTTATGAATGGTGGACACCAGAGCACCCCGAAAACCTGTATCACGACTGCTGGTATGAATGTGGTTTCCGTGAGTTTACCGGGCCGCCGCAGCCGGGGGATCTGGTCATTATGCAGGTGCAGTCACCGAAGTGGAATCACGGCGGCATTCTGCTGGAGGGCAACATGCTGTTGCACCACCTGTACGGCCACCAGTCCGGGCGAACGCCTTACGGCGGGTACTGGCGGGAAAGAACCGTGAAAATTGTGCGACACAAAGATCTGATGGGGGAGGCATGACACAGACATTAACGAGAATCGAGCTTGGCGGTGCGCTGGCGCGCCAGTTTGGCAAAACCCACCACCGGGCTGTCAAAACCACGGCAGAAGCGGTGCGGGCGCTCTGTTGCACGATACCGGGCTTTGAGAAGTTCCTGAACACCAGCAAACAGCGCGGGCTGGCTTATCACGTATTCCGGGGCAGGAAAAATCTCGGCCTTAATGAACTGGGGTTTCCCGTGAACGGCGATGTGATCCGTATCGTTCCCGTGGTGATCGGCAGTAAGGACTCCGGGCTGTTTCAGGCCATTTTAGGCGCAGTGATTGTCACCGTGGCGGTGCTGGCCGGGCCTGCGGGGTGGGGCGCGATTTCCGGCACTGCGGCCTGGAATATCGGTGCGCTGGGTGCCTCAATGGCGATTGGTGGCATCGTGCAGATGTTATCCCCGCAGATGACCGGCCTCGCCAGTAAGCAGGACGCCGACAACCGGGCCTCCTATGCGTTCGGCGGCGTGACCAATACGGCCTCGCAGGGCTACCCGGTGCCGCTTCTCTACGGTAAGCGCCGGATCGGCGGTGCGATTATCTCGGCTGGTATTTATGCCGAGGATCAGCAGTGAGTTTGACCTGATGACTGGCCGCCTGCGGGCGGCTTTTTTGTGGGTGCGATATGACAGAAAAAACAATTCATGGCGCTAAAGGCGGTGGCGGGAAGCAACACACACCGAAAGAGCAGGAAGATAACCTGCTTTCCGTCGCCAAAGCCAAAGTGCTGGTGGCGCTGGGTGAGGGGGAGTTCGACGGCCAGCTTGATGGCAAATCCATCTTCCTGGACGGCACGCCGCTGGTGAACGCCGACGGGAGCGAGAATTTTCCCGGCGTGAAATGGGAGTTTCGCCCCGGCACACAGGCGCAGGAATACATTCAGGGCATTCCCGGTGCTGAAAACGAATTCCCGCTGACGAATATGCAGATCACCACGGACAAGAGCTGGACGCGAACCTTCGACGACGCCACGCTTTCCGCCGTTCGCCTGCGCATCAAATGGCCGCAGCTCTTTGAGCAGAAAGATAACGGTGACATGGTGGGCTACACGCTGGAATACGTGATTGAAATGCAGGTGGATGGTGGAAGCTGGCAGCAGGTGCTGAAAACAGCGGTGTCCGGCAAGACCACCAGCGGCTACGAGCGGAGCCACCGCATTGATTTACCCGCCGGTAAAACGTGGAACCTGCGCCTGCGCAGGCTGACCGCCAACGCGAACAGCGCACGCATCGGCGACACCATGATGCTGGAAAGCTACACGACCATCATTGACGCGAAGCTGCGCTATCCGAACACCGCTTTGCTCTATATGGAATTTGATTCGAGCCAGTTTAACGGCTCTATCCCGCAGATTTCCTGCGAGCCGCGCGGGCGCGTGATCCGCGTGCCGGACAACTATGATCCCGAAACACGCACCTACAGCGGCACCTGGGAGGGGACGTTTAAATGGGCGTGGACGGATAACCCCGCCTGGATATTTTACGACCTTGTGCTGAATGACCGTTTCGGGCTGGGCGACCGGTTGGATGCCGACAACGTGGACAAGTGGACGCTCTATCAGGTGGCGCAATACTGCGATCAGCTGGTGCCGGACGGCAGGGGCGGCGACGGCAAAGAGCCGCGCTATGTGTGCAACGTTTATGTGCAGAACCGGGCGGATGCATATACGGTGCTGCGCGACTTTGCGGCCATCTTCCGGGGCATGACTTACTGGGGCGGCGATCAGCTCGTTACCCTGGCAGACATGCCGCGCGATGTGGATTACGTCTACACGCGCGCGAACGTGGTGGACGGGCGTTTTACCTACGCCAGCAGCACGACAAAAGCGCGCTATTCAACCGCGCTGGTGAGCTGGTCTGATCCCGATAACCAGTACGCCGACGCGATGGAGCCGGTATTCGAGCCGGATCTGGTTAACCGCTACGGCGTGAACCAGCTGGAGATCACCGCCATCGGTTGCACCCGGCAGAGCGAGGCCAACCGGAAGGGGCGCTGGGGTATCCTGACGAACAACCGCGACCGCATTGTGACGTTCGCCGTGGGGCTGGACGGCAATATCCCGCTGCCGGGTTATATCATCGCTGTGGCCGATGAAATGCTTTCCGGGCGCGTAATGGGCGGGAGAGTCAGCGCCGTGAATGGCCGGACGATAACCCTCGACCGAGCGCCAGCGGCGAAAAAAGACGATCGGTTGCTGGTAAACCTGCCTGACGGCACCGTGCAGGCCCGCACCATTGCTGCTGTGTCCGGTAACGTGGTGACGGTCACCGCCGCCTGGGATACGACGCCCGACGCCGGGGCGTGCTGGATGGTGGAGAGCGACGACCTTTACGCGCAGCAGTACCGCGTTACCAGCGTGACGGATAACGGCGACGGCACCTTTACCATCAGTGCCGCCTGGCATGACCCGGACAAATACGCGCGGATTGATACCGGCGCAATTATCGACAAACGCCCGGTAAGTGTTGTGCCGCCGGGGCATGTCGCCGCGCCGCAAAACGTCAGGATTGAAAGCTTCACGGTGATTAATCAGGGCATGGCGATCCAGACCCTCCACGCCACCTGGGATGCGGTGGACGGGGCTGTCGCTTATGAGGCGCAGTGGCGGCGCGATAACAACAACTGGGTGAACATTCCACGCGCCTCGGTCTGCGGCTTCGATATCGACGGCATTTATGCCGGAAATTATATGGTGCGCGTGCGCGCGATTAACGCCGTGGAAGTTTCCAGCGTCTGGGGGCATTCAGAGTTAACGGCGCTGACCGGCAAGCAGGGGAACCCGCCGAAGCCGGTTAATTTCTCTGCCGAGTCGCTGAACTGGGGCGTGCGTCTGAGCTGGGGTTTTCCCGCTGACACCAGCGACACGCTCAAAACCGAGATCCAGTACGCGGTTAACGGTGACACCGAAAACCCGCTGTTGCTGGCTGATGTGCCCTATCCGCAGCGCGATTATTCACAGCTCGGCCTGAAAGCCGGGGCGCGGTTTATGTACCGGGCGCAGCTGGTGGACAGAACCGGCAACGAATCGGGCTGGACGGACTGGATCGACGGGATGGCTAACGACCAGGCGAGTGATTACCTGGAAGATATTGCCGACGATTTCCTGACGAAAGAGGACGGCGAGGCGCTGGTGAGCCAGATAACCCTCGACCCGGAAGCCATCCTGCAGAACGCCCTGAGCAGTCATGACACGGTTAAACAGCAGTGGAAGCAGTACGGCAAAAACCGCGCGGGCATCATGCAGGCGCAGACGCTGGCTGCTGATGCAAACAAGTCCGTAGCGGCGCTTGAAACTACCGTAAACGCGAAATTTGAGGGTTTCGAGGCCACCGCCTCCCGACTGGAGCAAGCCACGGCAGACAACACCTCAGCCATCAGTGAGATAAACGACACTGTGGTGGCAAAGTTCGGCGAGGTGGCCGCTGCGGTTGAAGGCAAAATGGATGCGTATGTTGACGCCAGTGGCGGCTCGGCCATCTACACCATGAAAACCGGCGTGCAGTACAAAGGGAAGTATTACGATGCCGGAATGTCGGTGGCTGTCACCATCAACGGTGCGCAGGTTGATACCCGTTTCGCTGTTAATGCCAACCAGTTTGTGGTGATGAGCGGCAGCGGCGACAACCGTTATTCACCGTTTGCGGTGAGTAACGGCCAGGTATTCATGAACAGCACCTTTATTCAGGATGGCACAATTACAAACGCCAAAATTGGCGCGGTAATTCAGGCGAACAATTATGCCGCGGGTAAAACCGGCTGGATGATTAACAAGTCGGGCGCCGCTGAATTTAACAACGTGACGGTGCGCGGAACCATCGTCGCCACGGAAGGACGTTTTTCCATGACGGGCGCCGGTAACACTGTGGTTATTAACGGTAATGGCGTGACCGTCAATCTGGCTAACGGTGGCCGTATTATTCTGGGAACGTGGTAACAATGCCTGGCGGATTATATATTGACCTGAAAGATGGCGGCCCGGCGATGGCAATCACTGCCGGGCTTCGGTGTCCGTCTTATTGCGGCTACACCTCGGGGCATGGTTTTAAATACACCATTCCCGGCTATGTGAGCGGCGCAACCGCGTTATTTGCCCCGCATGTCACTGCGGGGATTTATCCCAACGGGAGTACCAGCCTGATCCCTGATATGGATATTCTGACCAGCGTCTCGCAGAGCGGGAACACACTGACCTTTACTGCCTGGTCGAACTACAAAATGGATGGCGCAATTTATCCCGGCACGGTATGGCAAATCCTGCCGGCCAGTCAGTCGGGGAACCGTGGACTGTACATCTCTGACAGTACTGACTTTACCGCGATTACCGATGCCGCCACCGTGGGGCAGTGCGTGTATCGTGGTCGGGTGACGTTTACTGGCTCCTGGTCTCCGCCATCGACCAGCTATACGCGGCAATCTTATATGGTTTTCGCAAAGTGGAGTGCGTCCGGTGTCGTGGTGGAGTATGACGGCAAGGTAGTAAGAGCCTTAGCAGAGCGCAACGGGGCTAACGTCAACGCCACCGTGACAATGGACGTGGTTATCTTTGCGACCGGCGTTGCGCCAGTGGCGGGCCCGGGGCTTAATTTCTTTAACAGTAAAGGGCAATGCACGTTTTCAACCACTAAACGCCCGTTCATTTTCAGCAATAAATTCTACAAGCCCTCCGGCACCGCAACGGATATCGGCAACCGGTACATCATGCTGGGCCGGTATGGGGCGCAGACCGATGTGGCTGGTGGCTGGTGTTATGCGAAATATCAGGGGCTGGTGCGGTCGGGGAATTCGGTGCGGGTGGGGCGTGGATATGTTGCTTCGATCTGGACGGCTAATTATTCGCTGGACGTGAACAAGTCAACAGGCATGAACGTGTTGCTGCTCGACAGTATGTATTGAACGTTTAATCACTGCAAAACCCGCTTCGGCGGGTTTTTTGTTTTCAGGAGTTAACTGAATGGCAAAAGGCACTATCAGCATCGCCAATGGCGCAACCGCCATTACAGGCACCGGAACCCCATTTACCACCGAGCTGGCCGCCGGTGATTATATCGTTTTCACGGCGGGGCAGGTTGTCTATACGCAGGCGATTAAGTCAGTGGACAGCGACACGGCGCTGACGCTAACCAAACCCTACACCGGCCCGGACGCTGACGGACTGGCATGGTCGGCGGTGCCGCGCAGCACCATGTGCCAGATCACGATGGAAGTGGTGAATCAGGTCACGGAGGCTTTGCGCGGCCTGAACCATGACAAAGCGAACTGGCAGCAGGTATTTTCCGGGAGCAACAACGTCACTGTTACGCTACCTGACGGTAGCGAGTTTAAAGGGCCGAGCTGGCCGTTTATTGTGAATCTTCTGGAAGAGATTGACCCGGACAACCTGGAAAAAATACTCCAGGAGGTGAAGCAGGCGGAAGTCAGCGTAAGCGCTGATCGTAAGGCAGCAGAAACAGCCCGGACTGGTGCAGAGGGCGCGGCCAGCAGCGCAGCGGCAGCGCAGAAGGCCGCGGAAAACGCCAAATCTGCCGCAACAAAGAGCGCCTCTGATGCGGCTACCAGCGCCAGCGCTGCCACAACTTCAGCGAATTCAGCGACCCAGTCTGCAACCGATGCTCGCAGTCAGGCAGATCGTGCGCAACAGCTTGCTGATTCATTTGACGTTACAAAGGTGCTGAAAAAAGATCAGAACCTCGCTGATGTTTCGAATCCTGCTACAGCACGGGACAACTTAGGCGTTGGTCGAAACAGTAGCGTGGAATTCGCTGCGGTAAGATCCTACAGCGACATCAGAGCATCAAAGGTAACCGACGATTCTGTCCGGAGCAATGCGATCTATACGAACATAGTCGGAACAGATGGAACTGTGAGGTCGCAAGCTGAGTTCTGGTGCGATACATCAACAGGCGGCGTTTCGATTGTCAACCGTAACCCGACAGGGCCGCGATTCTTCACGATTAAGCAGAATGGGGAGGTTGAGCCATCCGGGCGAATAATGTCAGGTTATGGTGCCGACCTTAAGCACAATGGCGAGGTTTTAACGCTTCGGCCTGCAGCAGCAAGCCAGGCAACTTACATGCTTATCCGTGATAATGATGGTTCTAACATTATGCTGGTGGGCAAGCCTGGCGCAAACAATGACACCGGACTTTATAACTATAAGCACGGAACAAATATTGTTATGCAGGCAAGCCGTGCAGGATGTAATAAAAACTGGTATGCGCAAACAGTTGAGTCTGTCTCAGGTCACATAAGCTCAACGGCACCAACTGACGTTTCAGGTAGTCATTTTAATTTTTATGGGGCATCAGGACGGCGTCGCGGGATCATTTATTCACCAAACCCAGCAAGTGGCAGCTTTATTTATTTCAGGGCTGATATTGAAGGTACTGGTGCGGCAGGCAAGGATATGTCGCTAAATGGGAATACAGGTGAGGTGCGTGCGGTTAAGTTCACAAACACATCTGATGAGCGGGCTAAATTCTGGGTTAAGCCTGTGACGGGCGCGCTTGATAAGATATGCCAGCTTAATGGCGTTACCTATTCCATGCACACTACAATTCAGAATACGGTGCGAAACGCTGGCCTTATAGCCCAGGATGTACAAAAGGTACTGCCGGAGGCCGTGACGGAATGCTTGGCTGACAAGACGACGATCGACAAGGAATGCCGAACGATTGAGAGCCCGCTTGCGCTCGACTATAACGCGTTGTCAGCATTGTATGTTGAGGCTTTCAAAGAAGTTAAGGCCGAGCTTGATGCCTGTAAATCTGAACTGGCTGAGTTGAAAGCTGCGCTTGCCAGTTTGATGGCTGCCGGGAGTGCCAGCACGAGCTGAAAAAGAAAAAATAATATTGATAAGGGGAAGTGAACAAAAAAGCGGTAAATCATTTGGAGGTTTACCGCAAATAACATCTCAATTACGCTGGATAATTCAGTTAAGCAACTACTACAGGAGAAAATATTTCAGGCGAAAGTGCCTGGGACACCTTATTAAAAGCCCCAGACCGGGGCTTTCATGGGGCCTGAAATGAATGCCATTACTTAAACATCCTTTTTAACTTTTTCCCATTCTGATTTGACCTTATCCCGGAAAGATTCTTTAGGCGCTTGTTTGCAAGCTTCAATCACCATGGGGGTAACTTTAGTAATCCCATCGACATCAAGTACAGCCGATTCTGGTTTATCGTCTTTATAGATATCTTCGACGAAACTAACCGCTGTGGGCTGAAAGCTAGCGTCGAGAGCCAAGAAATCCTCACATGTCCATGTACTTACCGGTTTCTTATGGGCCTGCTCTTTGTTGTCTGAAGCCTGGCTGAAGGATGAGAAGGTAAGCAGAGTAGTTAAACCAACTAATAATAACTTACGTTTCATTGTGTCGTCTCCGTGGGTGAAGTAGACATTTCCTGTATCAAATATAGACGTTGAATTTTATTTTTCCAGGACGTGGAGATATATACTGAACGACAGCTGTAATAAAATGATATCGCTGTCACTAATAAAGAATCAGAGCAGGAAGGAAGTGTTGGAATATTATCTTTTTGATGCCGCTTAAGTTATTGAAAATAATGCAAGGTATGAAAGGTTGTTTTTTGTGCCATTGATTTAAATCCTTGATTTTTATTTGTTTTTCTTCGATCTTGAAAACCGGCGACCCGAAAGGGTTCCAGAGTTCGAATCTCTGCGCTTCCGCCAACCAATTTAAGGGGATGCCGAAAGGCGTCCCCTTTCCTTTTGGGGCTGTTGGAATATTGTTCAACTTTACCCTCCGAAATTTCAGTCGTGTCCCGTCAGAAGTGGTGCATCCAGTGAGGGATTTACCTTCACTTATCGAGCATAAATCAGCACCTGACTTTCCATTTTGTGACCTGAAAAAGTTGTTTGTCGCGACTCGACCCCTCATAGTCAGAGATGCTTTTCGCTTTGATGTCATGGAAGTTACAACCAAAGACTACCCCGGCTTTTTTCTCGGCGGCTCGTTCCACCCGTTGTTGAGCGTTTTCGCCGTGACCTTTCCGCCTTTGCTGGTGGGCACGACAAAATATCCATTGGTACCAAACATGTTGCATGCTAACTGAATCGCAGCAGCGACGAAGAAGATCGCCGCACCGTAACGACTGCTGACGTTGTGAAAGAGCTGGCTGCTGTTAACTGGAACTGGTCGCTAAAACAGGCGAACGAATGGATGGAGGCCTGCCTGACGACGTTTAAAGACATATCGACCGAGGAGGGTGAAAGCCGTACCCTGGTGATGTACAACCTGAACGGAGGAGCCGATTATGGGCTTCCTGTCTCCCGCCACCGATTTTATCGAGCGCCGCGTAACTCTCGATGGGATATGCGCTATTGGTATGAACAGCCGCATCGTTGAGACTTCTACCGGCTACGCGGTGATCGATATCAGTTTAATGCCTAGCATCGGTGTCACGATTCTATTCTCACTGTACGGCAATACACAGTTCGGCTTCATCACTAAAAGCGCGATCATTACAGACGATGGCGAGGCGCTAGAAGGGACTTCTCTGGATAATGTGCAAGTAGTTGGTGTCGTAACCCATACCATTCACAGCATGGATAGCATCACGAATCAACGGCCAGTCATTTAATGCCCCCATAAACTACTCTGCCTATGAAGAGCAACTTAAGTCCTGAAACATGACTTCAATTACGGATGGGTTTTCGTTACTCATAGTTACAAATAGAAAAACCCCAGACCGTGGGATCTGGGGTTCTCTCAGAGTGCACGTGCATTTCACGTGTATATTTTTGTCTTTTCTCGGTCTGCATACTGTCTGGTCAGTGTCCGTAAGTGACTGTATTTATTGCCTCTGTCCGGTTGCAGTCCTATCAAAAGTGGTGGAGCTGGCGGGAGTTGAACCCGCGTCCGAAATTCCTACATCCTCGGTACTACATGCTTAGTCCAGTCTTTACATTCGCCTGGCAGCTGCGGACGGACACGCCACTACCAGACTAGCCTGATTAGTTTTAACGCTTCAACCCCAGGCAGGGTATCCACGCGATCTCTTTTAGGTTTGACCTCTCTTGATCCCCGTCCTAAGAGCGGAGGCTAGGGAGAGAGGGCTCTAAGCAGGTTATTAAGCTGCTAAAGCGTAGTTTTCGTCGTTTGCGACTATTTTTTTGCGGCTTTTTACGAGGCCAACCGCCCCTCGGCATGCACCTTGGGTTTCGCGAATCCCGTCGAATCCAGAATCAGCCCCAAAAGTGTAACGCTAAGTATAACAGAGTTTACCCATGCGTGACCAGTCCATATCGCTTCGCATGGGGATTGCTGCTTTTTTGCGCTTTTCGTTGGGTGGCGCTGAAGTTGCATAAAAACGAGAGAGTCCTCACAAAATGATGAACTGGCTAAATATAACACTCGCCAAATACCCCTCTGCCTTCCAGGTAAATAAAAGCGCATTCAAAATAGGATATATTTTTACGCTTCTTTAAAAATGCGTTTATTAATTCATTTTTGATGATTTCCATTGGCATTAATAACGGTTGTGGCCTTCTTTGAAATTCCCTTTATTTAGCAATAAATTAATTGAGCTAGACCATCTTTTTTAGTTCTGCAAGCCCTCTTTTTTTTATGATTTTTTTGCCAAACCGCACCGCGTTGCTTATACATTTTGTTAAGGTTTTGTACATATAAACCGCTTCGCTTTTCACTAAATCATTGTTTTTATGGTTTTTTACAAGTATTTCAACTCGTTTCGAGTAAATACACCTCCCCGCTGCCGCCCTGTCTGGTAAGGGGTAACCCATAAGTGTCCATTAATGAACACTTATGCAGGGCTGTGTGCTTCCCCAGTCAGAGGAAATGAAGAATGGCCGTTCAAAATAGTCTTTCGCCAACCGTCGATATTCTTAATCAGGATACGGGAAATGTGATTACCCATTATTCACAGAATGCTGACCGGGTGGTCAATTTATCCCAGACCAGCATTGTGCGAATAAATGCTTCTCCCGAAACGGTTAATTCTTACGAACGGCAGGGGAATGACCTGATTGTCCATATGAAAGACGGGACAACGGTTCGCTACCAGAATTTTTTCCATCTTGATGCGGAAGGCCAGCACAGCGAACTCATCTTTGAAGATGACAAGGGCGTGCATCATGCGCTGTTTCCGTTCGCCTCTGAACCCGGCCCGGCGGTCGCCGAGGCGATCACCCCGACGCTGGCTGACACTTCGCTCGGCGCGCTTACCGGCGCAGAAGGGCTGACCACGCTCCAGGCGCTGGGCGGTATCGCGGCGATCGGCGCTATCTCGGGCGTGGCGATTGCGGCCAGCAACAGCAGCGACGGTGGCGGCAACAACGACAACAATAACGGCGGCGGCGATAACGGCGGCGGCGATAACGGCGGTGGGGACAATGGCGGCGGTGATAACGGCGGCGGCGAAACTCCGGACCCGGCGGAAATCGCGCTCGATCCGCTTACCGATGACAACATATTAAACAGCAGCGAAGTGTTGCAAAATCAGGTGCTAAGCGGCGTGGTGGATGCCGCCAATGCGGGCCGCACCATCACGGTTACGCTCAACGGCAACACCTACACCGGCGTTATCGGCGCCGATGGCAGCTGGAGCGTGACGCTGCCCGCGAGCGCGCTGCAAACCCTGCCGCAGGGGCTCAATACCATCACCGTGACGCTGATTGACGTCAACGGCAACACGGTGAACCAGACGGTGGATATCAACGTCGATACCGTGGCGCCCGGCTTACAGCTGATCCCGTTTACGGATGGCGTGCTGGGCGGCGAACAGGCTGCCACGACGCAAATTCTGCGCGGCTCTACCGGCGTAGCGGAAGAAGGGCAAACCGTTACCGTCACGCTGAATGGCAAAACCTATACCGCGACGGTCGGTGCGGACGGCAACTGGCAGGCCGCCATTCCGTCTGCGGATCTCCTGGCGTTGCAGAACGGGCAGGAGTATGTGCTCAATGTGAGCATCACCGATCTCGCGGGCAACACCACCACCAGTGAAACGCGCTTTACGGTCAACTTTGACCGGCCGGTGCTGGCGGTGAATGATTTCACGGGGGATAACGTACTCGACGGCTCAGAACTCGCGGTCGATCAAATCCTGAGCGGCACCACGCAGAATATCGCTTCTGGCACCGTCGTTACGGTAACGCTCAATGGCCAGAACTATTTCGCCACCGTCGGCGGCGACGGCACCTGGCAGGTGACTATCCCGAGCGGCGATCTCCAGGCGCTCGCCAACGGCACCGCGACGCTCACCGTTAGCGTGCCTGACGGCGCCGGCGCGCCGCTGACCGTTACCGATACCCTGACCGTCGATCGCACGGTTCCGTCGGTTTCAATCGCCATTCTCTCGACCGATGACTACCTCAACGCGGCGGAAGCCACCCAGCCGCTGGAAATTCGCGGCGTTACTACCGTGACCGGGCCGGGCGCGCAGGTAACGGTGACGTTTAACGATAAAACCTACACCGCCGTGCTGGACAGCGCAGGCAACTGGAGCGTGCTCATTCCGGCGGCGGATCTGGCGACGCTGCCGGATGGCCCGCGCACCGTGACGGCGACCGTCACGTCCGGGCAGACCACCGCCACGGCGGATCGCGTGATAAACGTCGAGATTAACGATCTGCCTGATCCCACCATCGTCACGCCGTTCGGCGACGGCGTGCTGAGCGCGGCGGATCTGCAGCAGAACCAGACGCTCACCGGCAACACGGGCGTCAGCGGCAGCGGCCAGACGGTCACCGTACAGCTCGGCAGCCAGACGTTTACCACCACGGCAGGGGCTGACGGCGGCTGGAGCGTAACCATTCCTGCCTCGCAGCTGCAAACGCTGCCGCCTGGGCAGACGCCCATCGTGGTTACGGTCACAGACGGTGCAGGCAACAGCGCCAGCACCAGTTCAAGTGTGACTGTCGACAGCACGCCGCCCGCGCTCTCGCTCTATGCGCTGACCGACGACGGCAAGCTGAATGCCCAGGAGCTGGCCACCGATCAGGTGCTCTCTGGCAACAGCTCTGAAGCGGGGCAGACCGTCACCGTTACTCTCAACGGCCAGACATACACCACCACCACCGGCAGCGACGGCAACTGGCAAATCACGCTGCCTGCCGCCGATCTTGGTAATCTTGCGCCTGGCGCCAATGCGATTGTGGTCACCACCACCGACGCGGCGGGCAACACCGCGCAAGTCACTGATTCGCTGAACGTAAAAACCACCCAACCGTCCGTTACCGTCACGCCGTTCACGGGCGATAACGCGCTCGATGCGGCGGAGATCAAAACCGCGCAGCCGTTGCAGGGCAGCGTGACCAATGCCGAACCGGGCAGCGTGGTGACGGTGGCTATCGGCGCGTGGAGCACCACGGCGACGGTGGATGCGGCGGGCAACTGGCGCGTGGATGTGCCTGCGGTGGTGCTCCAGGGGCTGGCTAATGGCGATAACGCCATTCAGGTGAGCGTCACCGATACCTGGAACCAGACGACGACGATACAGGCGCCCATCACGGTGGATACCGCGGCGTCCGGCGTCGCCATCAGTATTATTTCCGATGATGATTTTATTAACCGTGCCGAGGCGGATTCGCCGTTAACCATTCGCGGCACCAGCGCCGGGCTCCCGGCCAATACCGACATCACCGTCACGCTCAACGGCATCAACTACACCGCGACGGTCGACGCCAGCGGCAACTGGCAGACCACCGTACCGGCGGCCGATTTGCAGGGGCTGGCGGACGGCACCTATGAAGTCACCGCCACCGCGCAGCAGGGCGGCGTCAGCGACAGCCATACGCTGACCGTTATTATCAACAACCTCCCGGATACCACCATCGATCCGCTGTTTACTGACGGCACTTTAAGCCAGGCGGAAGCGGGCGTGGATCAGGTTCTGACCGGTAAAACGGGCGTTACCGGCGCAGGCCAGGCGGTGACGGTCACCCTTAACGGTCAGGCGTATCAGGGCACGGTGGACGCGAACGGCAACTGGTCAGTGACGCTGCCTTCCGGCGCGCTGGATGCCCTCACCGGTAATGATTCGCCGGTGCCGCTGCAAATCGTCGTGCGCGATGCGGCGGGCAACAGCCAGACCACCACCACCGATTTTACCGTCGATGTTGAAGCGCCGACGCTGACGATTAATCCTTTCGCGCAGGATGACGCGCTGAACATCACCGAAGCAAGCCAGGCGCAGGCGTTCTCCGGGGTCGCGACAGGCGCGGCGCAGGGCGACGCTATCGCCGTCACGCTGAACGGGAAAACCTATACCACGACGGTGACCGGCGCGAACGGCGAATGGTCAGTAAATATTCCGGCGGCGGATCTCCAGGCGCTGCCGAACGGCCAGGCGCAGTTTAACGTGACGGTGACGGATGCCGCAGGCAACACCTCAACCGCCACGCGCCCGATTACCGTCGCGGTCGATCCGGCGCGCGCGCCGCTGCTGACCATCGATCCGGTCGGAGGCGACGGCGTGATTGACGCAGGCGAGCGCGCGAGCGGCGTGACGCTGAGCGGCACCGCCACCAACGTTACTGCAGGCCAAACCGTCACTATCACGCTTGGCAATGACACCTTCACCGGCGTGGTGGATTCCGCTGGCCGCTGGGAGGTAAATCTGCCAGCCGACGCCTTAACGGGCCTGGCCAACGGCACTTACACCATCACGGCAGCGGTGAGCGATGCGGCGGGCAACAGCGTCAGTCTCGATCGCGGTTTTAGCGTCGACACCGATATCAGCGCGCTGACGGTCGCGCCAGTGACCGGCGATAACCGCGTCTCGCTTGACGATATCGCAGGCGGTCTGGTGCTGAGCGGCAGCAGCGTGAACTTCGCGCCGCAAACCACGCTCACGATTACGCTTAACGGCAAGCAATACACCGCTACCACCGGCGCCGACGGCAGCTGGAGCGTCACCGTACCGCGCGCCGACGCGCTGGATATCAGCGACGGCAAAGCGACGCTGACTGTCTCTGGGGCTGATGAAAACGGCGCGGTCGTCTCCGGCAACCAGAGCTTTACCATCATCACCACCGACCTGCCGGAAGTGACGCTGAATACGCCGTTTACCGACGGCATCATCAGCGCCGCTGAAGTGAGCGCAGGCGGCGCGCTGAGCGGCTCTACCGGCGTGAGCGGCGCAGGACAAACCGTCACCGTGCAGTTTAACGGCGAGACCTATAACGCCGTCGTGGACAGCAGCGGCAACTGGGCCGTCACGCTGCCGCCTGCGGCGCTGCAAGGGCTGACAGACGGCGAGACGCCGCTGGTCGTTACCGCGACCGACGCTGCGGGCAACCAGAACACGTCGCAAAGCACTATCACGGTCGATCTCTCCGCGCCGGTGCTGACCGTGAACGACATCACCGCCGATAACATCGTCAATGCCACGGAAGCGGCGCAGCCGCTCACCATCAGCGGCAGCGCGACGCCATACGATCCGCAAAACCCGCAAACCGTGCAGGTACAGATAGGCGGGCAGAGCTACAGCGCGCTGGTGCAGAGCGACGGCACCTGGAGCGTGACGCTGCCTGCGGGCGCGCTCACCACGCTGCCGGATGGCCCGGTCAGCGTTATCGCGACCGTCAGCGACGCGGCGGGCAATACGTCGAGCGAAAGAGTCTCGCTGACGCTGGATGCCTCGCCGGTGAATGCGCCGCTGGTGGCGGTCAACACCGTAGCGAGCGATAACTTTATCAACGCCACAGAGGCGCAGTCGCCGCTGCAAATTACCGGCACCACCACCCGCGTGGAGGCGGGACAGACCGTGAGCGTCACCCTGAACGGGCAGACGTACACGGGCGAGGTGCAGCCGAACGGCACCTGGAGCGTGACGGTACCCAACGCGGCGCTGGCGCAGGTCGCCGACGGTCAGCAGATTATCGGCGTGACGGTGACGGACGCCTCAGGCAACCAGGCGTTTGTCCAGTATCCGGTCACTTTTGCGGCTCAGCCGGGCTCGCAGCCGCAGCTGACGCTAAACGCCATTGCGGGCGATGACATCATCAACAGCCAGGAGAGCGGCCAGGATCTGACCATCACCGGCACCTCGCTGAATCTCGCGCCGGGCACGATAGTCAGCGTGGTGTTCAATAACGTCACCTATACCGGCACCACCGGGGCTAACGGCCAGTGGAGCGTGACGGTGCCAGCCTCGGCGCTCTCCGCTCTGCCGGATGACGCCTATACCGTCACGGCCACCGCCCGCGACGCGGCGCAAAACACCGCCACCGACAGCAGTTCTGTGTCTGTCGATACCACCGTGCCCGCGAACGGCCTCAACCCTGGCAGCTTCCTGGACGACGGCATTCTGAACGTCAGCGAATCGCTGACCGAGCAGACGCTTGGCGGCACCACAACGGCGGGCTCGACGGTTGAACTGGTTATCGGCGGGCAGACCCTCTCTACGGTGGCGGGCAATGACGGCACCTGGAGTATCACCATTCCGGCGGCGCAGTTGCAGGCGCTGGATAACGGGCCGCAGCAACTGACGCTCAACGTCACCGCGCCGAACGGCAATACCAGCACGCTGCCGCTGCCGGTCACGGTCGGTAACGACACCGTACCGACTGTCGCCATCGGCACCGTCTTCACCGACGGGCTGATTAACCTGGCCGAAATTCAGAGCGGCGGGGTGATTAGCGGGACTTCGACCGGCCTTGCGCAAGGCACGCCGATTGTGGTCACTATTGGCGATGTCAGGCTGGACGGCACCATTGGCGCGGGCGGCGCATGGCAGATTAACGTCGGCGCGGATGCGCTGGATGCGCTGCAAAACGGCCAGTACGCGCTGAACGTCACCGCGCAGGATCAGTATGGCAACCCGGCGACGGCGGGCGTGGCGGTGGATGTGCTGCGTACCCTGCCGACCGCGGCCGTACCGGACCCGCTCTTTGGCGACAGCAGCATCAATCAGAGTGAAGCCGCGCTCGGCCAGCAGCTCACCGGTAACACCGGGCTGACTGGCGCGGGCCAGACGGTGCAGATCACTATCGACGGCGGCCAGCCGATTACCGGCACCGTAGATAACAACGGCAACTGGACCGTGGCGCTGACGCCTGCGCAGATAGACGCGCTGGCGGAGGGCGATCACACCCTTTCTGTCACCGTGTCTGACCGCGCGGGCAACAGCGTGACCAGCCCGGATACCGCCTTTACCGTTTATGCCGATCCGCTCCCGACGCCGGTTGTGACAGTACCGTTTACGGATGGCGTTCTGAATGTCGCCGAAGCGGACGCGGGCGGCACGCTCAGCGGCACCACGGGTCTGCCGGCGGGGCGCGTCGATACCGTGATGGTGAGCCTCAATAACGGCACGATGGTGCAAGCCACGGTGGATGCCGACGGCAACTGGTCGCTGCCGCTCACGCCTGCGCAGTTGCAAGCGCTGCCGGATGGCACCATCCCTGTCACCGTGGTCGTCACCGATACGGCGGGCAACACCAATACCGGCACCTCCAGCTTTGAAGCGCGCATTAACGCCGTGCCGGACGCCACCATCAATACGCCGTTCATCGACGGCGCGCTCAATAACGCCGAGGCGGGCGTGGCCCAGACGATTACCGGCAGCACCGGCGTCAGCGGCGCGGGCCAGACGGTGGAGATTGTGCTGAACGGTAATACGTACACCGGCACGGTGCTTGAGAATGGCGACTGGTCGGTGACGCTCCCGTCCACGGCGTTTTCGGGCCTGACGTCGGGCAGTACGCAAAACTTCACGGTGAACGTCAGCGACGCCTACGACAACGTTGACAGCCAGCCGGGCTCGTTCCAGGTTCAGACGCAACTGCCGACGCCTGTGGCGACCACGCTGTTTGGCGACAACGACATTCTGAACATCAGCGAAGCCAACGGAGCGCTGACGCTTGCCGGCACGACGGGCATTACGGGCAATAACCAGTATGTGACGGTAACTATCGACGTTAACGGCACCACCTATGTGGCGAATGTTGATAACGCAGGCAACTGGACGCTGCCGCTCCCGGCGGGCGCGCTCTCCGGGCTGACGCCGGGCGAACACACGCTAACCATTGTGGCGCAGGATAACTTCGGTAATAGCCAGGATATTGACGTGACATTCCAGGCCGCGCTGACGCCGCCGCAGGTGGCGCTCACCCAGCCGCTGTTTGGCGATGGCTACGTCAATATCACCGAGGCGGGGGCCGCCAGCGCCATTAGCGGCACGCTGACCAGCGATCTCCCGGCGGGCAGCCAGATAACCGTTACCCTTGGCAATCAGACCTTCGGGCCTGACCGTGTGACCGTGACCGGCAACACCTGGACGCTGAATCTCACGGCTGCTGACTGGGCAAGCGTACCCAACGGCCTCCAGTCAGTGAATGTGAGCCTGGTGGATGGCGCGGGCAATACCGCCGCCACCAGCGCGCCGCTCTATGTGTCGCTTGCCGCGCCGACGCTCGCCATCGACGCGCCGTTTGGCGGCGACGGCCTGAGCGGGGCGGAGAGCCAGCAGACCCAGACCATCACGGGTACGGTGACCAACGTCGAGCCGGGGCAGACCATCACGGTCACGCTCGCAGGCCAGACCTTCACTACCACGGTACAGAACGGCAATACCTGGTCGCTTCAGCTCTCACCGGCGCAGCTGGCGACGCTTACGAACGGCACCGAGCAGATCACCGCTACGGTGACTGATAAAGCAGGCAACGTCGCGACCGCGCCTGCGGTGAATGTAGAGATCGACACCACGCCGCCCGCCGTCGCTGTCGCCATCAACCCGGTGGCGGGCGATAACATCATTAACGCGGGCGAGCTTGGCGATGCGGTGACCATTTCCGGCACCACGCTTGGCGGCGTGACGGAAGTGACCGTGCAGATTAATGGCGCGACCGTCGGCACGGCGACCGTTCAGCCGGACGGCAGCTGGTCGCTGGATGTGCCCGCCACGCAGTTCCCGGATCAGGGCAACTACACCATTGTTGCGACGACCGACGGCGCCACACCTGCCGCCACCAACGTAACGGTGACGCTGGATACCGTACCGCCGGATGTCACTATCAGCGCTGTTGCGGGCGATAATATTATCGATGCCACCGAAGCCAGTCAGCCGCTGGTGCTGAGCGGCACCGCCAGCACCTCTGAAGCGGGGCGTCAGGTTACCGTCACGTTCAACGGGCAAACTTACTATGCCGTGGTGGGTAACGATGGCGCGTGGAACGTCACCGTGCCGCAAAGCGCGCTCAACGGGCTGTCTGACGGGAGTTACCCGGTCACCGCGACGCTGACCGATGCGGCGGGCAACACCGACACCGCCACCCGTAACGTCACGCTGGATACCACCGGGCCGCTGCTGACCGTAGACGCCGCAGGCGTGCCTGCGGTGCTTAACACGGTGAATGCGGCGGGGGGCCTGCTGTTGCAGGGCACCGGCGAGCCGGGCCAGACCGTCACGCTGCGTCTCGGCCCGTTGACCGAAACCGCCACTGTGGATGAGAACGGCAACTGGAAATACACCTTCCCGCAGCTGGATCTCAATACGCTGACCGACGGCGCGCAGGTCATCAACATCTCCTCCACCGACGCGCAGGGCAATACGTCCACCAATAACGTCGCGCTGAACGTGGCGCTGAATCAGGGCCTCGGCATCCTGGTGAACGATCTGTTCGGCGGCGACGGCATCCTGAACGTGGCGGAATCGCTGGTGACGCAGACGCTGACCGGTCAGCTGAGCGGCGACTACCGCGGCGCGACGGTGACTGCAACGCTCGTCGGCACCGATGTAAACATTCCGCTGAACGCGCTGGTGGCTGGCGACGGACGCATTTCGGTCGATTTCCCGCCAAGCCTCTGGCAGGGCATTGTCGATAACACCCTTCAGGTGCAGCTCAACGTCACCGATGCCTTTGGCAACGTGCGTAACGAAATTATCGACATCAACCTCGCGCTGACCGATGTCCCGGTGGTAAGCCAGGTGCTGGTCGGCACCGATAACCTGATTAACTTTGCCGAGAGCACCGTTAACCAGACCATCAGCGGCGTCGTCAGCAATGCGGAAAATGTCTCGTCGATTATTGTTAACTTCGCGGGCCAGCGCCTGACGGCGGTGGTGGATGAGGCCGGGCGCTGGACGGCGACGCTGCCGTCCACGCTGCTCGGCGCGCTGCCGGATGGTCAGGCCGCGCTGCAGGTGGTGGTGACCGATAATGCGGGTAACGTCAATACTACCGGCGCGACCTTTAACGTCGCGATTAATAACCTGCCGACCATTAATATCGGCTCGCTGTTCGGCGACGGCACGCTGAGCATTCCTGAACTGTTGCAGGGCGTGCTGAGCGGCACCACGACGGGCCTCGCCGGGCAGACAATCACCATTCAGATCGGCAACACGCCAGCGTTTACGGCGACGGTCGGCCCGAACGGCGTCTGGAGCGTCAACCTGCCGGAAGCCGTACAAACCGCGCTGACAGGGTTAGCGACCGGAAACCAGACGGTGACCGTGACCGCGTCTGACGCCAGTGGCAATACCGCCTCCGCGACGGGCTCGCTGACGCTGGATCTGGTGGCGCCTGCGCTTACCTCGCTCTCGGTCTTCGGCGACGGGCTGCTGAATGCCACTGAGGCGCTGGTCAGCCAGACCATTTCGGGCGTGGTGACTAACGCGACGGCGGGCTCCAGCGTCAGCGTGGCGCTCGGTTCACGCACCTTTACCGGCACGGTAGGCACCGGCGGGCGCTTTACTATTCAGCTTAACCCGACCGATCTCGCCTCGCTGGCGGAAGGCTCACTGACGCCGCGCGTCACTATCACGACGCCGGACGGCAATACCACAACGGTTAACGGCGCGCCGGTGGTGGTGGGCATTACCTCGCTGCCGACGGTCGCCATTAATACGCTTTTCGGCGGCGACGGCTGGCTGAACGCGACGGAAGCGAACGCCGGGCAGCTCATTACCGGCACCAGCAATCTCGCGAGCGGTACGGTCACGCTTAACGTGGGCGGCAGCACCTTTACGGGGGCCATTAATAACGGCGCCTGGTCGGTGAACGTCCCGGCCGCGACGCTGAAAGGCCTTCAGGACGGCACGCTGACGGTCAGCGCCAGCGTTACCGACCCGGTGGGCAACGTGGCGACCGGATCGCAGGTGGTGAGCGCGATTGTCCAGGCGCTGCCGCAGGTGGCGGTCAATCCTGTCTTTGGCGATAGCAACCTGAGCCTGAGCGATTTGCTCAGCCCGCAGCTTATCAGCGGGACCGCCACCAATCTGGCGGCGGGCAGCGCGCTGACGGTTAAACTGGGCGCGCTGACGTTTAACACTACGGTGCGCGCCGACGGCACCTGGCAAGTCTCGGTGCCGACTACCTCTCTTCAGGGGCTGACCGACGGCCCGCTCAGCGTTACCGTGACGGCCCGCGATGCGGCAGGCAACACCGCCAGCGCCAGCGGCGGGCTGACGGTGAACATCGGCGCGCTGCCGACGCTCGCCATCACCTCGCTGTTTGGCGATAACGGCCTTAACGCCACCGATATCCTGAGCGCCCAGACCATTACCGGGACCAGCACCAACGCCGTGGGCTCGCAGGTCACGGTGTCGCTCGGCGGTAAAAACTACGTCACGACCGTCGGTAGCGACGGCACCTGGCAGTTGTCGGTGCCGAAAACCGATCTCAGTGGGCTGCTCGACGGCTCGCTGACGGTCAACGCCAGCGTCACCAACCCGGCGGGCAACAGCACCAGCACCAGCGGTCTGCTGAATGTGGTCACTCACTCGCTGCCGACCGTGTCGCTCACCTCGCTGTTCGGCAACGACGGTTACCTCAACGTCAGCGAAGCGGGCAGCGGCCAGACCATCAGCGGGAAAATCAGCGGCGCGGCGGATGGCGCGACGGTGAAAGTGACGCTCGGCACTAACACCTATAACGCCACTGTCGCGAGCGACGGCACCTGGACGCTGCCGGTCACCAGCACCATCTTGCAGGGGCTGAACAGCGGCGCGCTGAAAGTGGGCGTGTCGGTGACGGACAAAGTGGGCAACGTCAACAGCACCAGCAGCGACGTAACGGTGAAACTCACGACCCCGACGCTGACGTTTACGCCGCTGGCAAGCCTTAACCCGCTCACGCTGCTCTCGACCGGGCTGACGCTGCGCGGCGGCTCCGCCAACCTGGCGCCGGGCTCGGTGGTGCATCTCTCGCTGCTGAACGGAACGGTCAACACCACGGCGCTGACCGACAGCAACGGCAACTGGTCCGCGAACCTCGGTCTGGGGCTGAATATTCTGCAACTGCTGTCGCTCTCCAGCGTCCTGAATATTTACGCTACCGATGTGGCGGGCAACACCGGCTACCTTAACGTGGGTCTCGGCGGACAGATTATCTCCACCACGCCGCCAGCCACGTTCGCCGCCGCGAGTGTCGAGCATGAAGCCGCGCTGTTCGCCCTTGCCGATGAGAGCAGCCAGACCGCGACGCAGACCGACAGTCAGCAAACCGCCGCGACGGCGAAAATCGCCGCTGTCGCCGCGATCACAGAAACGAATAATGAGGACAGCACTACCCCGGCGGACGACAGCGCCAGCGTGACGGGTGGCTATACTATTGGCGGGATCAGCATCGATCTCGCCGACGGCACCAGCTATAGCGGCGAATCGGTGCAGGGCAGCAGCGGCAGCGACACGATTCACCTCGCCACGCTCGGCTTTGCGTCGCTCGACGGCGGCGCGGGGACCGACACGCTGGTTATCGATGGCGTCAATATCAAACTCGACCTGACCGCGCTGAGCGGACAGATCCAGCACATCGAGATCTTCGACCTCGGTAAGTCCGGCACCAACAGCCTGACGCTGGATCTGCACCAGGCGCTGACCTTAACCGACAAGCCGGAAGACGATCTGCTCGTCAAAGGCGTGAACGGGGATCAGGTCAATCTGGTGAAAGGCGGCAGCGATATCTGGGAAGTGAGCGGACAGCGGGAAGTGGACGGCCTGCAGTTCGACGTCTGGCATAACAGTTCGCAAAGCAACACTCTGGGAGATGTTCTGATCCAGCACGGACTGCACGTCAATATGGTCTAA